ACGGTCTACTCTACTGACCCAAAGAACGCGGCTACCAACGGGTCGCGTTTGATCTTCCACTTCTTTGCACGTTGCCTTGCTAAAGCAAAGGCGTGTTCCTCTACCCCTTGACCCTCCCTGCACTTGCGTGATCTCTCCGCGCAAGGCACAGGCAAAGGCTTGGTGGCATCTACCCCTATCCCGTACCGCCACATCGCTGCAATGCCAGCCCTCTGCCTTCTGTACGCCTGTATGTGTATCAGCCCAGCCTTGCGTAGTTTCGTGATGATGATCTGAGTCCCGCGCAACCCGCAGTGGATCACCTTGGACAGTTCCACAGACGTCATCGCCTTGGCCGTGATGAGTTCGATCACCCTGTCTCGCCTCTTCATTTTCTAAGCAGCCAGCAGTGCTGGCATATCCATCGGATGGGTGACATATCAACGCCGCCATCGTGCGGCTTGGACTCCAGGCACTTGGCGCATATCTTGTACTGGCTCATTCTGTGACTTCCTGCTTTGCAGTCAGCCCCTCAAGGCGTTTAATTCTCGCCACGTTGTAACTAACAAGGGCGGTGTGGTACTCCATGCTTGACTGGTGGCGCAACTTGCTGCGCTGCGCGTGTACCAATTCCTCGGCGATTAACTCGGCTGGTGTGGGCATGATCCAGTGGTTTTGCAGCCACTCCCATACGTTTTTTAGATGATTCATTTTGTTTCTCCTCTTGCTCTAACTACTTCTGCACAGCGGCACTCGCATTGGTTATCCCCAATGACTGCAAGAATCCGATCACGCTCGGCTGCTGCTACTAGGGCGGCAAAGGCTTCAATTCGTAGAACCTTAACAAAATATTCTTCATCCGTTTCATTTAATAAGCCAACCTCTTTAGCCATGTCAATTATTTCTTGGTTCATTTAATCTCCTCGATTTGTGGATACTTCAACGCCCGTGCATAAAAGTGGGCGCGTTCATAGGCGTTGTCGCCTGTAAAAGAATCTCTGTGCATCCATGAAAAGTCGTGCCAGCGTTTGGTTTCGATAATCCAATAACCTCTTGGGTCAAAACGGACTCGTACTCTCATTTGAATATGCTCCTTGCTAAAACTGTTTTCGTAGGTTCACATTGCGTTGTCTGCGGCTGCTTAATACTGAAGTACCCAATGGCAAAGCAGATGGCGGCGAACACTCCGACGCACTTAGCGAACGTCATCAGGTTGTCCCAAAACCGTTCAAACACGGTAGGCGTTTCTTCTTCGTCAACGAATTGAATTTGTATCTTGCTCATGTTGTTTTCTCCAAAATTACTCTTGCACGTTTCTTTTTAATTTCGCCAAGGACGATGTCCATCGCCTTCTCCATCGTGGCAATAGACGTCACCTCGACTTGGGCGTCGTGGACTTCCATCCCAAGATTGATTGCATTCAGTTCGGCTGCCTTCAGCACAAACCGATACCCAGCATCCACCCCGCGTTTTGCGGCTGCGTAGAGGGCGTCCTGCGCTGCCTTGATCTCATCCTTGTACTCGGACGCCACCCCAAGCCTAGACAGTGCCTCCATCACGTTGAACGCCTCGATGATGTAGTCAATGTCAAGGCGGGTGGCAGCACCGCGTCTCAGGGCGTCGATGGCGTTGTGGTTCTTGATCTGCACGTCCACGATTCCAGCCTCTGCCACCGGCTTGAGTCCATTAAGAACCCACGCCAATGGGTCAGGCAGTTGCGGCTTTGGCCGGTACTTGCTGCGCTTTCTCATCGCTGCAATCCCATCACCTCAAGTTCAAGTTCCTTGACGCGGTCCTTGTTGCACTGGTTCTCATATTCGAGTTGGCCGAGGGTTCGGGACATCCTTGCGTGGACATCCTTCTCAGCGGCCAGCCACCCGATCAAGGCTCCCTTTGACGCAGCGCGTCGCACGATGTCTTGCACGTCACGGGCAGTGAGCAGTCCTGTACTGTTTGGTGGTGGAGCCATCAACGCCACGACAGCGTCTATTTCTTTTTGCATTGGCTCGCTCATGTTGACCACCACTGCACGAGTGACGCTGCCAATGCGATGCCAATGGCAACAGCCAGGGCGTAGTCCTTAAATGAATTCATTTCGTACTCCATCGTTAAGTGAGCCAATGGCTCGGAGAAAACTATTTTGCTCCAACACTTGGCGGCGTTCGATAGCCAGTTCGCGCATGAGTTGGGCAAGGTCTTCGACTTGCTCTGTGAGTTTTTTCTCTTCTTGTTCAGTCATTTTTGTTTCCTTTCAGTTGCATCTGACGGTGTGTCATTGATTAGAATTATAAGTAGGTTTTGCACAACTCGTCAATACCAGTACATTTTAGTCAACTATTCTGTTGTAAAATACCTACGCGGGGTATTGTTTCCCCCGCAGTTGCCTTCGGGGAGGGTTCACGCTCTCCCCCTTTTTTCTGTACACTTGCGCTGTTCATCAACTTCAGTTTAACATCGCAATCATGGAAACTTCTACACAACAGGCAATCAAGGCGATCAGAGATCGCGCAAAGATAGGTGGGTTTCGGCTCTCCGACGTTGGCAGGGTTGCCAACATTGACCCAGCCCAACTCTCACGCTGGACTACCGGCAAGACTGTCCCTCTGTACTCCAGCATCATCAAGTTGAACGAGGCCGTTGACGCTTTGATCTCTGCACGGATGACGCAGTTGGCGAAGGACATGGATGAGGCCGTCAAGTGAGGATCATCTCTATTGACCCTGGCATGAGTGGAGCCATTGCGCTGCACGTTGACGGCGTACTTGAGTCTGTGGCAGATATGCCAGTCGTGACCGTGATGCGCGGCAAGACTCAGAAGCGTCAGGTATCTGCGCAGGGGCTGGCGACTCTCATCATTGAACTCAAGGCAGAACACGCAGTGATCGAGAAGGTGGCCGCGATGCCTGGTCAAGGCGTGAGTTCAATGTTTTCCTTTGGCCGTAGCGCGGGGCTTGTCGAGGGTGTCTTAGCAGCCTTGATGGTTCCCATCACCTACGTGCAACCTGCGGTGTGGACTCGCGCCATCACCCGTGGAGTTGGCAAGGACGCATCACGGCATCGGGCGATGGAACTTTACCCGTCGCACAGCGCACAGTTCTCGCGGGTCAAGGATGACGGCAGGGCTGACGCTGTCCTGATTGGGTATTGGTACTTGAGGGAGTTGACAAAGTGACTGATGAATCTACTAAGGTCATGCGTGACCACATCATTTACCTCGGCACTCAGTTGGAGAACGAGCGTCACCAGTCGGGTCAGAAGACCGTGCTGCTGAAACGAATGCTAGACCCTGAAGACTTGGGACACGCTGTAAGCACCGAGGTGCGCAAGTTGGCGTACCAAATCCTTATCAACGACACGGACAACGAAAGAAAACAATGGCGAACAAAATAACTTTACGTGCGAGTGCATCCTCACGGTGGATCGCTTGCCCTGCATCTGCACGACTATCTGAGGGCGTACCCTTTGAGCCATCAGGTGAGGCCGCGCAGATCGGAACTGCCATCCACGCCTTGGCCGAGAAATGCTTTGGCACGGGTGAGAAGGCTGACGCCTATCTTGGCAAGCAGGTAGAGGGCATCACGATGACTCAGGAGAACATTGAGTTTGCCCAGGCTCACATTGACCACATTACAAATCTGAAATCTGAACTCGGGGCTGTAAAGGTCGAGCAATATGTCACAGTATTTGACACACCGGCCGTGAAGTTGGGCGGGACTGCGGACGTGATCGGTTTCGGCAACGGCATCCTTGAGATCGCAGACCTGAAGACAGGTCGCGTTTATGTGGATGCGGACAGCAGTCAGATGAAAATCTACGCGCTGGGTACGCTGGCAAAGATTAAGAGCAAGCCCGTGGAGATGGTCAGGCTGTCCATCATCCAGCCGCACTCAGGTGATACACGTACACACACTATGACGGTGGATGAGTTGATTCAGTGGAGGAACGAGACGTTGCTCCCAGCGATCATGGAGGCTTCAAACAAAGACTCCCAGCCAAAGCCATCTAGTAACGCTTGCCGTTACTGCCCAGCCAAAGTGATCTGCCCTGCGCAGACAAAGGCGTTGGAGTTGATCCCCGTCAAGTTGGATGTCAAGACCCTCGCGCCTGAGGTGGTCAGCGACCTGCTGGCTCGTGCTGACATGGTTGAGGACTTCATTGCGGCACTGCGCAAACACGCCACCAAGGTGTTGGAGGACGGCGGCGTCCTGTCGGGCTGGCAACTGTCGCCCAAACGCGCAACGCGCAAGTGGATAGATGAGGCGGCAGCCGTGGCTGCGCTTGAGGCTGCGGGGATAGAACACAGCAAACTCATGCTTACCGAGATCATTTCACCTGCGGTGGCAGAGAAACTCTTGGGCAAGGACAAGAAGCACGTCCTTGAGGACATCACCAAAAAAGAATCTTCGGGTTTAACGCTTGCCAAAGCGGTTGGACTTGGACAATAATCACCTCCCCGTGACTACTTAGTCACATAACTCTGAAAGCGAAAAGCGAAATGCTAAATCTCTCATCATCCGGCGGCAGCGGTAACTACATCCGTTTCTCACCACAGGCCAACGCCTGGACAAACTCCAACAACGAGGAAATCCAACTCAAGAAGGTCGTCTTCGACATCGACGCGGTGCAGACTGGCTGGCTCTTGCTGGCCGTCGGACAGCGCGAGTGGAACCCTGACGTGTCTCTTGGCAAGAAGGGTCCGCAGCCAACGCCTGAACATAAGCGCGGGTTCATGGTCACGTTGTACAACAAAGAAATTGGTGCAGCCGAGTGGTCATCTAACGGAGTAGGCTCAAATATTAGCCTAGAGAATTTGTACAAGGCTTGCGACGCGCAACGCGCAGCAAACCCTGGGAAGTTGCCCGTGGTTGAGTACAAGGGTTCAAAGTTGGAGAAGATCGGCAAGGGTACGACCCGCATCCCTCAGTTCGAGTTGGTTAATTGGGTTGTGCGTCCCGAGGGTATGGACGCTGTGGCGGCTCCAGTTGAGCAAGCACCACAGCCAGTGCGCCAAGCACCGGCGAAGGCTGCGGTGGTAGAGGACGAGGACGAGATGTTTTAATCTGTAGTCCCGAACGCCGAGGTGTAGCAGCCTCGGCTTTTTTTTCCTCTAAAAATAAAGACAACTATGCAAGCCGAACAAATAGCACAGGCACTAGGCAACGCGAAGCAAGCAAACGGATCGTGGCTGGCGTCATGCCCAGTCCAATCACACGGCAAGGGCAACGGAGACAAGAACCCAAGCCTATCCATCACGGAGACTCAGGACGGAAAGTACCTGTTCCACTGCCACGGCGGGTGCGATCAGAACGATGTATTCGGCGCAATCAGAGATCGGGGTCTATTGCCGGAACTACCTCAACGTAATGAGATATTTAGCACTATGGCCACGCTCGCCCCGCAGCCCATGAAGTTGGAGCAGGAGTGGGAGTACATGGACGAGGACAGGAACACGCTGTTCATCAAGCAACGATTCAAGACGCAAACAGAAAAGGGTAAAGACTACAGGCTTGTCCGAGTTGACGCTCTAGGCCGTCGGCACTCACGCCTTGGCGATGTCCGCATCGTCCCTTACAGGTTCCCTGAACTACTCGACGCCAAGACAGCAGGAAGAGCCATCTACTTGGTCGAGGGAGAGAAGGCGGCGGACGCTCTCGTATCCATCGGAGCCATAGCCACAACGTCACACGCAGGGGCTGGGCATTGGCCTGAAGAGATAACGCAGTACTTTGCAGGGGCCAACGTGGTGGTGGTCCCCGACAACGACGAGGCCGGTCAGAAGTACGCGAAGAAGGTAATCAAGAACCTTCTCCCAGTGGCGAAGTCAGTCAGGTACTTAGACCTTGACCTGCCGTTCCCTGGAGACGACGCGCACGAGTGGGTGAAGATGGGAGGCACAAGAGCCGAACTCGCAGACCTCGCAAAGAAACTCCCACCGATCACGGAATCGGATACCGCAACGAACAGCGAACAGTACGACTCGCACTACGAAAATACATCACCCGATGACTACGACTCCAACGCAACTATGCACGAGGAGTCAACACCAATCAAACCAGCGTTCCTAAACATCGAGTCGTGGGACACGATACAGGACGAGCCAGTCGAGTGGCTCATTGAGAAGGTGATTCCCAAGAAGGCGTTCGTCGCCCTGTTTGGTCCACCTGGCTCATATAAGTCATTCATCGCCTTGGACATTGCCGAGGCGGTGGCGACGGGTAGGACGTGGATGGGGAACGAGATCAAGACTCCAGGCGCAGTCCTATATATATGCGGAGAGGGTCATGGCGGTATCGGGGCAAGGATCAGGGCTTGCAAGGTACACAACAACACGCAGCAGGGCGCGGAAATCTACGTCATCAGACACCAACTCAACCTCAGATCGAGTGAGGAGGACTTCGCCCTGCTCATGCTGTCCATCCAGCAACTCATCAACGAGACGGGCGTGGAGTTCAGCCTCCTGCAAATAGACACCTTGGCGAGAGCCTTCGGCGGCGGCAACGAGAACGACTCCCAAGACATGGGCGCGTTCATCACCAACATTGGAAGAGTCCAAAGGATGCTGGACTGCACCATTATGATTTTGCACCACTCAGGAAAGGATGCCACAAGAGGACTGCGCGGACACTCTTCCCTCTTAGGAGCCGTGGACACGCAACTTGAACTCTTGAAGATGGAGTCAGGCGTTAAGAAGGACGGGATTGCGGGTTCGGGACTCCTAACTATAAGCAAGCAAAAGGACGGCGCGGACAACATCAAGATCGGATTTGAGATGGTTGAGGTGGAGTTATCGCCATCCAGTTTGGGGCTGGAGCCTGTCATCAGCCTGGCCGTTAACCCTTCGGATGAGGCCACAAGGGTCATGGCAGACACGGAAAAGAAGGAGAAAAAGCCGCCATTGATGCGGGACAAGGGCGGCGATCAGAAGGTTTGTATTGACTCTCTGCACAAAGCAATCAAAGAGTTTGGCGAGATGCGTGACCTTGACGGCAAGAGAAACAAGGCCGTGAAGATCGATTATTGGAAGGAAAAGTTCAAGGAGGTCTGGGGATATGACAAGACCGGCAAGCAGATTTCCAACAAATTTAGTTTCTTGATGCGTCAGTTTGTAGCAAGAAACAAGGTTGTGGTGTTCAAGGATTACGTTTGGGCGGTCTTTGAGGACGAATCTGAGTTTGGTGCTGATGATGAGCAAAAGTAAACAAATGGTAAACAAATGGTAAACAAATGGTGCGTCCATTTGTTGGTGGTAAATGTAAACAAATGGTGGCAAATCCCTTAAGGGATGCCCATCCATTTGTTTACATTTATGAGGACAGCGTAAGAAACTAGTAAGGATTGATATGGTGACTAAAAAACGTGCAGTAGCGGTAAAGGTTGAGCAGCCGAGTTTTCCAGCAGACCCGTTCAAGGTCAAGTTGAACTCGTTGTTGTTGTCGATTAGCAATCGGAACAAAGACCACACTGCGGTGTGGGGTACTGATAGGTTGATTAACTTGGTGGATGCCGAACTCAGGACAAAGTTCTGGAATCAGATGGAACGGGTTTGGTTGGCTCAGGAGAATCGGGACGAGGAAAGATTGGAGAAGGCAGTCAAGGGAATGATTGCGGGTTACGACGCATTGGAGCGGTACGCGGTTGCGAACGGGATCAACCCGATGCCTGACATTGCGGCTATTGAGCATGAGATGGCTGACGGTTCGGTGATGGTCATTGTCAAGACCAAGGCTGATGCGTTGCTGTACAGCCAGTTCCGACCCGAGGTACAAGGACAGCACATCTGGAACATGGAGGAGATCGAGACGATGATGGCCGGTGCGGTTATGCGAGAGGTCATCAAGATCAAACAGTTGGACGCTGGAGCCACGATGGTGAAGGTGGGTGGGGACAGCGGGTTCGATGACATGGAGAGTGACTTGGACTTCAGCAAGCCGTCAACGCTGCCAAAGAAGTTCAACACGGAACTGGCAGAGGCGGGCAGGAACGCCTCAATTTGACGAGAAAATGGGTGCGGTGATAGGTTGGGTGCTTGGATAGACTAAAACGCTTAGAAAGGGCTTAGAAATGGCTGGTAGACCAAAACGCAAGGAGGACTTGATTAAATTGGATCAGGTTCCACAGGAACAGATCATCGTGATGCTGGAGCAAGGTAAGTCGATTACGCGCATCTGCATGGACTTGGGAGTGGGTCGTTCGGCTATGGAAACGTGGTTAAGCAAGCCGGAACACGTAGAATTGGTCTCGCGGGCGCGTGTGAGGGCGGCTGATCTGATGGTCTCCGACGCGCTGGAGATCGCCGACTCAGCGTCCATCGAGGAGGTCAACCTAGCCAAACTACGCATCCAAACGCGCCATTGGACGGCTGAGAGGTGGAATGCACCTGCTTACGCGCAGCAGAAGGGTCAGCAGGTCAGCATCAACATCCAAGGGATGCGCATGGACGCACTGCGCCATGTCGAGGTGCTAGAGGACTTATCCACACCTAAATTGTCCACTTAGTCACATTAACCTGTGCATAAGTACCAAATATACACACAATCGCTGTATAACCTGTTGATAACCACCAATCCTATTAACATAATGAACACTGTATCAATTACAGTTCCGCATCGTGGAATCCTGCCCACTTGGGGTTGGGTTCTGGCCGTCGGGCGGCTGACCCCCCCCCTTCGCGCCATCGGCGGGGGCGGGACTGATGCTGCCCCTGACAAACACCGCCCA